TTAATCTTCCATATGTTGAATTATGGCGTCGCCAAATTCTGAGCAACGTAACAAGGTCGCTCCCGGCATTAAACGCTCAAAATCGTAAGTTACGGTTTTAGCTGCAATCGCCCCTGAAATACCTTTAATAATTAGGTCCGCTGCTTCTGTCCACCCCATATCACGGAGCATCATTTCAGCAGAGAGAATAATTGAACCCGGGTTGACTTTATCTTGCCCAGCATATTTAGGTGCAGTGCCATGCGTTGCTTCATACACTGCAATAGCTCCACCAATATTCGCACCTGGCGCAATCCCGATTCCCCCTACTTCTGCTGCTAATGCGTCGGAAATATAGTCACCATTTAAATTAAGGGTTGCAATTACAGAGTAGTCAGCAGGACGCATCAAGATTTGTTGCAAGAAAGCATCTGCAATCACGTCTTTAATAATGATGTCTTTACCATTTTTAGGATTCTTAATTTTAACCCATGGGCCACCATCGATTAATTCACCACCGAAACGATCTAGCGCTAACTCATATCCCCATTCTTTAAAGGCACCTTCGGTATATTTCATAATGTTGCCTTTATGAACAAGAGTCACCGAAGGTTTGTCATTATCTATTGCAAACTGAATGGCCTTACGAACTAAGCGCTGTGTTCCTTCTTTAGAAACAGGTTTAATACCAATACCACATCCTTCAGGGAAACGAATTTTTGTGACCCCCATTTCTTCTTGAAGGAATTTAATGACTTTTTTAGCTTCTTCAGAATCTGCTTTCCATTCAATACCCGCATAAATATCTTCCGAGTTTTCACGGAAAATCACCATGTCAGTTAACTCAGGATGTTGAACGGGTGAAGGGACGCCTTGGAACCAACGCACAGGACGTACACATACATACAAATCCAGTTCTTGGCGTAGTGCAACATTAAGTGAACGAATGCCACCACCGACTGGTGTAGTTAAAGGGCCTTTAATTGAAACTACAAATTCACGCAGCGCTTCAAAGGTTTCTTCCGGCATATAAGTACCGTAAATTTTATTGGCCTTTTCACCGCAATACCCCTCCATCCATTCAATAGAGCGTTTGCCGCCATAGGCTTTTAAAATTGCCGCATCAACAACTTTTTTCATTGCCGGTGTAATATCTACACCAATACCGTCACCCTCAATGAAAGGAATAATTGGATGATTTGGTACATTCAGTGACAGGTCTGCTTTTACTGTAATTTTATCACCGTCGGCAGGAACCACGATCTTCTGATAACCCATTATGTAGATTCTCCCTTTTATAATATTTAACTAACCAAACAAAAATAATTATCGATAAACAATACTTTCAACTTTTATTAACGCATAATAGCTTAATCGAATTTAATCCTTTTTGAGATTTATGTGGGAAATAAGCAAATTTCGCACTTAAATATAGCTCAATGTTTTTACCGCTTATTTGAAAGAAGAAGTCATTTTTTATGAAAATCGTCATTCTCAACAATTCTAAAGATAATAATCTGTTGTAATCTGTATCAATCTGCCAAAACCATACAATTCAAGAGATAGTAATAATTATTTGTCTGTTTTAATCTTTTATAATCTATTTTAATCTCCGTAAAAAACGGGTATCGTGGCGGGGAACCTCTTTCCATTACCCGTTACCCGTATGCTTTCTGACTCTAAAATCAAGACCTTAAAGCCAACTGAGAAAATGTATCGCATTCTTGACGCTGAACGTCTGTATATAGAAGTGCGACCATCAGGCAAAAAAATATGGCGCTTTAAATATACTTTAAATGGTAAAGAAGGAACTATTAGTTTTGGTGAGTACCCGTCTGTATCATTAGCTGATGCTAGGAAGCGAAAAGAAGACGCAAAGGCCTTACTTGCTAAAGGCATTAATCCGGTTGAAGACAGAAATCAGAAAGAAGAAGAAAAACGTGCTGCAACTAATAACAGCTTTAAGGCTATTACAGAAGAGTTCATTAAAGAAAAAATGAAGTACAAATCCGAAGGATATGTAGATCGTTTTAAAGGGGCAATGGAACGAGATATTTATAAGATAATCGGTAATAAGCCAATAAAAGAAGTTAATTCAGCTGATGTTCTACAAATTATGAAGAACACAATGGAACGAATAAAAAAACAAGATAACTTTGCTACAGGTGAGGCCGCAGCCAATCTAAATAGGCGTTTCATTGGCCTAGTCATGCGCTATGCGATTGTAACTCTACGGACTGATACCGACCCAACCTATGCGGTTAAAGAGGCTATTGAAAGCCCGCAAGTCGAACATGCAAGACCACTCGAGCCACATGAACGGACTACACTTCGCACTAACATTGATACTTACAAAGGCTCTTCTACTGTTAGAAATGCTACACTAACCTTGCTCTACTCAATGTTGAGAACAATTGAAGTAAGAAAAATGGAGTGGCCATTTGTTCACTTTGATGACCGGATAATTAAATTCCCTAGATCATCTCGCCGGAGAAGGCAAGAAAGGTCAATGAAGATGGATAGAGTTCATATCGTACCTATGTCTGATCAATTGTATGAAATATTGAAAGACCAGTATGCAATCACTAAAGGTCAGAAGTATGTATTTGCATCTCCTCAGAAACGTGACTGTATGATTTCTAGGACAACGTTAAATAAAATGCTTACTTATATTGGTTTAAATGATGTAACTGCCCACGACTTTCGTGCAACCGCATCTACCCTTTTATATGAGAAAGGTTATGAAGAGGCATGGATTGAAAAACAACTTGCTCATGCAGAACAAAATAGAACTAAAGCATCTTATGACCATTCACAGCACTTAGATGCTAGAAGAAAAATGATGCAAGACTGGGCTGATATTGTAGATAGTTGGAAAGACTAAAAGTTTTGCTTCTTATCAAAAGTCCATCTTTTGCCATTGTAAGTCACAGTGTCATCTAAATTAATCGGCAACTCTTTTAATGAGTAGTCATAGATTTTAAGAACATTCCCGTTCTTATCTAAATCAGCGGGTAGATTGCAAGTATTCTCCATCCTGCCCGCTTCCGAAACCATGATCATGACTTGCGACATCACAAAGCCCTTACACAAATCGAGACATTCACATTACTATTAATAGTGTGAGCTGTGCAACCTGAGAAAAGGAGGCACAGCAATGTGATGAGCGATGCAACTTTGGTACGTTTGCACATAACGACTTTATGCGATCCGGTTATTGATCCAGCCATAAAAGAATTGCTCTTGCTTGGGATTGCGTTCACAGATTTCGATATAGCGCTGACCTTGCATGATATTAAGGACACGGACTAATACCTTTTCGCCTTCTTTGCCCCGCTTGGCTAAAAATGTTTTAAGTGCATTTAAAGTAGCTAGACCATAAACTCCATCTACTGACAAATCAGGCCAACCTGCTTTGCCTTGATTATTTAATAGGTTCAATGCACGCTGTAATAGAGGCTTTGCGAATCCAGTGCCACAGTTCACACCAGTATCTAATAGTTCTTCGGCCACGACTGGACTAATAGCATTTACTTGGTCGAAACGTGGTGATAACCAATATTGCTTTTTATAAATTGCCTTTGCAGTTTCGAGTGGCAAATCTCGCATGTTGCCCTTGAAACCATTCGCACGTGCAACTGCTTCTGTAATTCCGTATTTTGTTGCACCACCGCGATCAGCAGGATTATTTACATATCCACCTTCACGCTTAATTAACTCATCAAGATATTGTTCGATGTTCATGATTAGCTACCTTTGCCGCCAATAATAGAAACAAATGCCGCCTTAACTTCAGCAATCACTTCAGACATACTTTTGCCCTTTAGTAATGCAATTGACTGATAAACAATGCCGATTACTAATAACCCAAAGACTGCGAAAATCAGCATGATGAAGCCTTGAAACATTGTTGAGTGATTAAGGTACTCAAAGTGCTCAATGAATGCAGACCCCCCATATAAACTTACCGTCACGCTACAGACGAATTTTGTGATAACTCCCATTGAAACTTTGATTTTCCCGTCTTTATCAATATCCCCACTTAAAACAAGTGCAAGAATTGCCCCGATTACAGCTGGAAAGATTTTTAAAACCCATGGAATTGCATTTTCTTGCATATGAACCTCTAAAATTATTGGCAATAAAAAAGCCCTAACTTATTAAAAGCTAGGGCTTGTAGTGGTTTGTTGGGTGTTGCTAACAGAATGCTAGTGTACTGGATATCTGTACTGTAGTAAGATTCTGCGGGTGTATCTTGTCAGTCAACTTTTTTATGAGCTCTAAAATCATATTAAGCATTGTTTTTATAACATTTTTAACAGGTTGTAAGCTAAGCCTAGATGAAGAAAATAAAGATCGTGTTGATCCTAAATACTATTCCAGTACATCACAGATTGATTCACAAACCTTTCTTTTGCTACACCCATATAAAGCTGTAATTAATATCGGCGAAGATTATACGCGCAGCCCTATCCTGGGAATTAGCCGCACAAGCAAACAGGTTATAGTGAAAACAAAACTAGATGTAAAAAATATAGATATTATTTTCGATGAAAAAATTCATCTCACACCAAATATAATAAAAAAAGATAATGATATTTACACTTTAGGTTCATTTGATGAAATTAAATCCAATTTAATAAGGTCAAAAAAATTCACTATAGAGTTAAATAAGAAGTCTGATTACAAATCATATTATCAGGTGTCAAACATCAATGGCTATTAAGATGCTTAAATCCCATAATTTTTTTAATATAAAGTATTCATTAATAGTTGGCACTTCAATTACCCTGCAATTGTTGGCATACATACTTTACTATGTAACTGATAGTTATATATTTTTAGGTATGTATTTCTTGGCCATAATCCCAAACCTTATATTGTTGTTTAGATATAAATTAAGCAAATCATTCATTGCTATTATATCCATTTTATTGCTGTTTTTTATGGCAGCAAGCTACATGTCGCAGACATATCCGCTTGTAATCAACCTATATAATATAATTTATGGCATTAATTCACTTATAGCGGCATTCTTACTGTATAAAAACAATGAACCAGAAAAGTACATTAAAATTGTTTTCTGGTTCTTAACTGCAATCATCTATTATCATATTTTTAAGTTCGGCTTATCTAACCCCGACTTGTATAACGAGGTATTTGCAAAATCTAGTAGGAACTATGTAAGTGCATCTTATGTAATTATTTTGTGTCTATTAGCTCTATGTTATGAGAAGAAAAAAGAGACAGTTCCCTTAATATATGCTTTGCTTACTACCATCGCATGTGTTTTTTTGTTCGGACGAAGTGGAATCGCTTTATCTTTTTTAATCACTCTATTTGTACTAATACGACAAAAAAATTACTACCTAATTGGCATATCTACAGCCGTATTAGCAATAGTACTTTTAGCAAATCTCTCCCTTATAGAAAACTTTGTTTTTGAAAAGACGAACTTCTCAACAGGACTTGAAAGTGAACGTTCTATTTTCTTAAATGAATATTTAAATCATATTACTTATTCAACTTACGATCTTTTCTTCGGAAGAAGCATTAACCACTGTTGTACATGGATCACCATGTTTAATGGGAATCCACACAATTCATTTATTATGGGTCATATTAGATATGGGTTATTACACACCTTATTTACTTTAGCCATTCTTATTTACATAATTTCATCCAAGAATCTGACTCTTATATTTTTTGGACTAATTATTTTGAGCAGGTTTTTTACAGATCAGCTCGGACTTTTTACAGGTTTTGATATAGCACTGTATTTCCTATTATTTTTAGTATATCAATACAAAAAATATAATAGATAGGATAGAAAAAGCAGAGTAAGCTATCTTTCTCTGCTTTTTTATATCAAACTACCACTAAAAACCGATATTCCAAACCATTCCCAGCCACACTATGCTGCACACAGAGCCAACCATCTGCATCTATATATCCGCGTAAGTGCGAATTTGTAATCGCTCCACTTTGATATAAATACCACAAAATGGTGGGATTCGCTGAATCAGTTGAAATTGCTGTTTTTGCTATCCGGTTGGGTTTTGGATTAGCAATAGTATTAGGAGTTCCCTCAGTAAGCACAAAAGCATTGCTGTAATAACGATCTGAATATGTTGGATTCACTGCATTTGCAGATAGTAATTCAACTGCAGAAGACTGGCCGAGCCAGCAAAGCCGTTTGAATACTGTATTACTAATTGCAATTGTATGAGCAATGATTCCAGCGTTATCACTATAAGCAGCGTCTATTACCTTTGCTGCAAACTTACTATCAAGTTGTCCCGCGAAGCCATCTCGAGCAAACTCAGGTGAGAATTCACATCCAGAATATTCAACTGATGAGGTCCCTTGATACTTTACTTTATTTGTAAGTCTATAGTTTGCCTTATCAGCAGTAGATAGATTTACTAATGATTCTTTCCAGTTGTATCCTGTAAAGCTAAATGTGCTGCCAGCTTGAACCCATACTTTGTAAGTTGGTGCTGGAACAGCAGTTGAGTGATAACTACGCCCTTTCGCCGAGCCGCCATCGGTATTATTAAGATAGAACTCAATACCTTTGTGCCTCTCTACGGCAAATGTACCACTAACAGACTTACAGAATGATAAATCGTAAGCAATACTGCCATTTGCCAAGCCTGCACCAACCCCATCACAAGCACAGTTAAGATCAGAATAACTTAGCCCATAAAAATCATAGCCATGTTCTTTTGCCATGTCGACATATAGTGGCCCACCAAAGTTTGATGTTCCACCACGGATTGCGATCCCTTTCTTACCCTGATATGAACGTATAAACCCCAAACGCGACATCCAGCAATCATTTGTATAAATGTTTTGTGCATGTCCAACAGCTTGAATATTTCCTCGATAACCTTGGACAGAATTTTGTGCGAAATATCCATAACCAACATCTAAATCAGTTCGACTTAATGTAAACCCTGAAGTTTTCTCCCCGTAAACGTACTGTGATCCAGATGTCTTTGCAGATGTAAATATAACTGCATCAACATCACCACCATAGTAACCAGGACCGACTGTATTTTGTGTAGTCTTTATAAGTTCAACATCATAAATACTATTACCATTACCACCAATTAAAGCTGGTAAACGAGCAGAAAATCCATCTATTTGTGTCAATACAATAGGGTTTGTTGTGTAGTAGCGACCCGGCATAACCCTTGCAGTTTTAGGAGAATAATCAGTATTTGATTTTACAGAAGCTTTATAAATTGCTTGCTGAATCGCAGCACATGACCATACAGCTGTAGGATCATCTGACATCTTTACAAGACCGTATGCCTCCGCATAAATATCTTGCTTATTATTTAAACGCACCCAAATGCCATTACCACTATTTCTTGGCAAATAATAAGTATTAAAAGTTGCTAATGGAGGTATAGCAATAAGAGGGTCTATGAAATAACCTCCATCATGCAGAGATTTGCTCAAAGTTGCTGACCATTTGAAGTAATCACCTCCCCTATCTTTTCCTTCATGAAAGGATAATACCTGTACGACCTGACCATTATCTCTTGGATTTAAGTTGATTAGGTCAGAAATAGATTCAACCTTTTGAATTGTTTTATTATTGATTAATTTCTGCGTTTCAATACCATCTTTCACATTATCAGCATCTTGATATGCTTTCACCCAAGATGTAGTTAATGCATCGTAACGATAGTTACCCAGATCTTTTACATAGATTGTGCGCCCATCCCATACATTTGAAATAGCATTCAGCCCTTCCAAACTATCAACATGCGTAACTGCTAATGCATTAATTGTCCCTTCATTGATTGCTTCATCAATCATAGAGAGGAACATATCTTTTAGAATTTGGTCGCCCTTAATGCGATCAGCAATTTCTTTTGAAAGATCATTAACAAGCTGCTCAATGTCATTTGTATTTTGATCTACATTTTCTTGTAAATTGCCAAGCCATTCATCAATCGTATTTATTTGATTTTGTAGATTGTCATCACCTGCAATACGGTCAGAAATCTCTTTAACTAAAGCGAGCCAAATAACCTGATCACGATAACCAAGTTCTTGAAGCTTCCACCAGATTAAATCAAAGTCTTTGTTTACAGCAGAAGGGCGAAATGAGTTGTCATAAAGTTGGTAATTAGTGGTGCGCTGAAATGGCGTATTTCTTTCCAAATTAACGACCACACCATTTAGAGGTGCTACATTAAAGGTGACAGTATCATTAGCCAATGTCCATGAACCTACAGGCGCTTCTTCACCATTAAGGGTGACAATTAAATACTCTGCTTTATCACAATTAAACTCTAATGGAAAAGCAGTTGTTGTTCCATTCGCGATATATTCTTTTGATGGCGTTTGAACTGGCACTGACATAGCCTACCCCTAATTTTCGAAATCTAAGGCGGCTTCATGTACGCCACCGTTTGTTCTCCAATTAGGCGTTTCTTTATACTCATCTTTGTTGTGTAATTTACCTATGCGTATAGGTTCATCAGATATTGCACCTGCTAATGAATCTAATGGATCATCAATCTGGTTCGTGACTGCTGGATTCCATGAGCGCATAATACGAACTTCAAAACTGTCATCTTCTGGCTTATCTGGATCATATAAAACTGATACATGAGCCCATAGAACACCCGAATTTAATGGGCCTTCAATAGCTCCTAAAATCCTTAGGTTTTTATTCTTAGTTTCTTTTATTTCAGTTACACCACATCTAACACCCTGTTGTTTGAGGCAACTCTTTAGAACACTTGGGAAAAAGACACCTACTCCATTTGTTTCAACTGTTACCCTAGTAATATAGAACTCTTTAATTACTTGAACTAACTGATAGACTTGTCCGCCGATAATGTTATGGCCAGAATCATCAGTAGTACTTACTTCTCCTTTAAGGCTAAGCGATCTGTGCCAATACATTCGGCCTTGCTCATCATGTAGGAGTAAAGCAACTGAAGAAATATCAGAGTCTTTTTTACCTTCAGATGGGTCAACTCGCAAAGAAGCAGAAGCAATTCGGACATTCCCAAGCATCATTACTGGTTTTTTGTTAGCCATTTTTAACACTGGCTCACAGTCATAAGGGATAAATTTATCTGGATCTAGGCGGACTTCCCCAATTGGCTTAGCATGTAATTGATATTGAGAATCCCATTCATTGATAGTTCGACACTTTTTGCGTCGTTTTGTCATTTCCTGTTTAGTAAAACGTTCAGGCCACAGCGCTTTGGCATAAAAGTCAACAAATGAATAGTCATCATGAAGTGTTACTTTATAGCCATTACCATGTTTTTCTATTGTGTAGTGCTTATTCTCTTCTAGGCACTTACTATATTTATGAATGCCACTAAAAACATATTCAGGATAGAAGTTTAGAACTGCTTCTCTTCGCCCCTCTATTCGATATTCATGTTCAAACATCCGTCTAATAAAGCAGTTCGCCCCCGCCTCAATCATTTCTTTATAGATTGATTCATAGCTGTGTGGAGTCCCAATAAATAGACTTGTTCCACCAGGAACTAAAATGTGAGTCTGCTCTGTAAGGCTATGTTTTAATTTTTCTCGATTTTCTTCTGTCGCTACGTTCTTCTGTACTTCTACGTCATCGTTTTGGATGTGTTTGGCACGTTGTCCAGTTACGCTTGATAAAATGCCTCGCGCATACATAGAGCCATACTGTTCATCGTTAGAGCCTTCTACCCACCATTTAATTACACCACCATGAGATTTCTTTACATTATTAAGTTTACAAAGTGGGTGATTGGCAAGAATACGAACTACTGCACGACTACACTTAAGAGCATCAATATTTGTTGCTCCTTGATGTAGTACTAAATCATCAACATCACGATAGAAGCGCCAAGCATTAAATACAGTTACTATCCCTGATTTATTATGCCCACGTGGAAGCATGAGAAGGTTATCAACTTCATCAGATAGATTTTCCATCCATTCACATGTTTCAATGTGGAATAAGGGCGTTTCCCGCCCTAAGTATTCATCCCAAAGAACATAGAATTCAGCAAAAGATGCTTTCATAATTAACTATAATTTGACTTAGCTTTAACACTTTGAATAAGCGCCTTGGCTTTATTTTTTAAATTTTCCTCATATTTTCTTTGTGTTTCTTCATCTGTACTTGCAGGCGGAATAATCCCCTGTTTCATTCCAATTATTTGGCTGATCTTTGCAACTGCTGAGCTACATTGGTTAAACCCCTTATATAGCCAAACCTTGTCGCCTCGGTCCTCTTTTGACTCAAAACCTAAATCAACAGCAGCGAACCCGATTTTCAACATATCATCGGTCATCATCTCCTGAAGTTTTTCTAACTCTGCTATTTGATCATCACGCATAAAAAAGCCCTCGCATATAGTTCATATATACAAGGGCTTATGTAGTGGTATGTTGGGCGGTTTACTGGACTACCCGTTCAAAGTCAGGTGCACGAATATCGGCAACATCATCACCCCAGAAACGCTCGCGGTCTTGTTGTCGTTCTGCTTTACGTAAAGCCTTCTCACGATAGCCGGGTGCAATAGTGTCTTGAATTTCATCAAAGAACATTCGGTTAATTGCTGCTTTTGTATACCATAAGTTTTGCGCGGGAATTTTACCTTTCACAAATTTGAAAGCCTCATTGCCGAAATTGGTGTCCTTACCTTCATTGTACTGCGTTAAGTTACCAACCGTTAAACCTAAGAGTGCAGTGAAATCACTACCAAGTGGGCCAGAAACAAACGAGTTTGCATCACGACCAGAAGTGTCCGTACCAGCAACAAGAATGTCGCCGAGTACAGGCAAGCCACCACCAGCAACTAGTGAGCGCATAAAGAAGCTTGTAGCCTTTTTAGGATCATTACTATCATAAATTGTTTGTGGGTCGTTACCGTTTAGGATTTCACGTAGTTGTACGACCAAACCACCTAGCAAGGTCATACTGACAACAAGAGGTATTGCATATGCTGCCTTGCCTTTTAAGCCTTCTTGAGCCATTGTACGACTTCCTTGTCGCATCAAGAACGAAGCCGAGAATGATTTAAATTGCATTAAGCCTTTAAATACCTCCCCTGTGATAGTTCCTTTCGCTCCTACAGTCATCCATGTACGTTCACGAAGCCCTGCCTCAATAACAGCCATACCTTGTTCATCTAGCAAGTGTGCTTGAAGTTGTGAGGCAACTTGATCTTTCACCTGTTTTGGATCACCAAATGAAGTTAGTTTTTCATCTGGAATTTCATAGATAGAACGCGCTGACATGAGTTGATTACCTTTGCGGTCAACGACTGGTTCATCCAATTGGAAAACTTGCCATGCTCGCTCATCTAAGCCAGTATTTGAAAGTAATTCACGATCTTGTACATCTAGGTCATTCCAAGCTTTAGAACGGCTTAAACGGCCGTATTTCTCCATTAACAACTTAGTGAACCCAACTTTAGATGCCGATGTTAATGCATTGAGGAATGATACCCGCATTACTTGGGTAGCAACCCCGCTTGATATACGTGCTAATTTTTCAGATTTACCATAAGTTGATGTAAGCCCATCATCCGACCAACGCGCAATTGACCCTAACATTTCCTCAGTAGCCAATCCTAAACTATGAGCAAGTTCCCGATCTGCTTTATTTGCAGGGTTAAGCTGTCCGATTAGTTCCCCGAAAGCCTTGCGATATGAAAGATCATGCACACTAGCATTTTTAGCAATAGTTGCCTGATCTGCAAGTGATGCAATTGTGGTGCCGCCTAACATTGAAGCTACATTCATAGAACGATATGCAAGACCTAAGTTTGCAAGAACTTGTGACTGTGGAGAATTGCCACCACTGAACTCATCAAACATTACCTGAGCACGCTTGCGGCTGCTCTTGGTCTGGTTTTCTTCAATGCCTTTTTCCCAGTCCTTTTTGGCTGCGGCATCCATCAAAATTTTTAAAGCTGTTTTTGGATTACTACCTAAATTCTCAACCATAGCAATATCTTTCGATAAGCCATTAATATGTGCTTCGACCAAGTCTACAAACTGCATACCGCCGAACTCAGATTGGTATTAAAGCCATGATTCTGCATCTTTAAAATGCAAGACTCGACTTTCCCCATGACGGTTAGTTACTTTTGATGTACCGCCACCTGTAGCTTGTCGGCCAACTTCGATTTTGTTTGCTCCGTCACTTGATAGCGTGTCATAGGTATATTCAAGCAATGAGCGTATTTCTTGCTGTGAGTAGTAATCACCGTTTTCATGCACATATTGGCGCGTGTCGATAAGTGATTCAGCTTTGTTTACCCATGCTTCTTTCCCTGCTCTAGCAATCTTTTCTAGGTTATGCGTTTGTGGCAATCCCCAATTGTCTAGCTTTCCAATGTCGCCACCGTTCCGGTTAAATCGGTCACGCATGGTTTCAAAGACATCGCCCATCTTGTCACTGATCTTTTTAGCTAATGCATCACCAGTGTTTTCACCAAAGCGCTCACGAACAATTTTTTGTACTAATTCTTGATCTGTGAATATGCCCAAGCCGCCCTTAATATTCGTGTAGAAGTCAACTAACTCACCACGATAAATAGACGCGATACCACGCGCTTTAGAGTCAATTGACTGGATGCCAGACATATCACCATGAGCTGCAACCATACGGTCTATGACTTCCATTGATGACAATTTGCCATGGTCTAAAGCTGCAATGTTTTGGGATTGTTTAAGAATGTCCTGAGCAGCAATTTTATGTTTGCGCTTTAACTGTTCCTGAATATCGAGAGCAACTTGCTTTGAGGCCTCAGTTAATTTTTCTGCATCGGAAAGGTTGCGCCAGTTATTAATATCTTTGCGTGCAAGATTTCGCATCGTTTCATTGATACGCGCTTCAATGTCTGTGGCTTCTTGAGCTGATAAGGATTGCTTGCCAAGTGCTTTAGCTACTGCTTGTTTGCATTGTTCTTTCATAAAAAATGCCCGAATAGTTTTAGCTATCTGAGCATTTAATTTGTGGGGTTTTGTTGGGTAATGAATAATATGTTAAGTAGTTTAATTTATATTTTTAATATTTACTCTTCCAACATTCTCACCAATAGCCTTATACCATTCAACATTCCGCAATAAGACTATATCCCAATCATTTGGCAATGCCGTGTTAGTGAATCCTATTAGTTCCTTCTTTAACGTCACCTTAAATCTAAATCTGCGAAGGTCTTTCTTGCACCTTAATTTCACCTCATAACCTGTATTTTCTTCAATGTTCATAAATGCACCTTATAATATTGAATTAAGTTTGGCGTTAGGGTGCCAACCTACATACAGCCATCTATTTTGCTGAGGAACCCATTCGAATACACGACCACCTTCATCCATCTTATTGAATAAAGGACCGGCATAATGTGTTGCGTCAAGAGGCGTGCCAGTCATTAGTTCCGACAATGTAATTCCTGTCAGATTCTTATCTGCCACTTCATTCCAATATCTTTGTGTGTACCACTTCTCAGTTTCCCAACACCACACATCATCAAGTAACTTGGTTTTGATTGCATCTTTTAACTTATTTATGCCACCAAATTTATGTATTTTTTCTGTCTGATACATCTTTGATACCTCTATCAAAAACCTGATTATGGGTGTGGCAACTGTTCAGGTTAAACAGCTTTTCGGTGATCAGCCTAGCCACAGATTGATTATACATTAGCCAAATTGCAAAGCACAGTTTAATGCGGTTTGTGCTGCCAATATATCTTGCTCAGATTGCTTAATTTCTGCTTCAAGCTCAGCGTGATAGTCACGTAATGTCATGGTGAATTCTTCTGGCTCACCCATTGAATTAATACGACTCACTGCAATCGGCTGATCTGGATTTGAGAAAATCACATCAAGCGCGGCTTTTTCTTCTGGTGTTTCCCCAAACAATGAGCCTTGTCGCGGGTCGCCCATGTTTTCAATGGCCTGAATCTCAGAGTTAATGGATTCACTAATCGCCTTTGCGCTCTTGCGGTTATTATCAAACACCTCAAGAAATCTTCTTGCTCCATCACTTAATCCATCATCAATAAGTTGGCCTTGATTTAAATAGTCACGAACCTGTAAGCCATTTGCTTTTAAGTCTGTAAGCTTTTGTGCAGCTTGCGCCAAGTCTTGAGAAATGGTGTTCTCAAAGCGCCCACCTTGTTTAACTAAATCATTAAGCTGTGAAAGTTGTGGAGCCGCACGGAGTAAGGCGTTTAGAACGTTTTTACTGTCATCATCTAAGTTTTCAGATAGACGAGTAACAAGGTTAGAATCGCCATAAGCACGCTGTACAATTGCAGATTCAATTCGGCGTTTACCTTCTTGGGATAAGCGACCATCACTTGTGATAACTGATCCGCGATCAGACTGTGGCAATTGGTCTACAAAACTACGAACATAATCCATAGAGCCATCAATATTGATTGAACCATCATTATTTATTTTTAGTAGTGTTGAGTCTGGTAGACGATCAACGTCACTCATAGCACGCTCAGTTGCGCTGAATTGCGCCACATCGCTTTCGTTAGCTAAACGGGAGAAAGCTACACGGTCAACATCACTAAGACGTGTACGCACTAAAACAGGCTGATTTAAACCTGTTATATCCATGCCTCTGCTATTCGCCCAATTCTGAACAAATTCTCGGTATGCATCTGCTCGGCCATTATCATAAGCGCGGCCAATAGCCAATGTACGGCCATTACCTGATTCGACAACATTATCGGGGCCAATGATTGGTGCACCGTCTGATAGCTTATAAGATTCACCAAGTAACTCAGGCTTTAAGTCGTCAGCCATACGTTCAATTTGCTGGCGTGATGCTTCACGGGTTCGGTCACGTGGCTGTAATTCACTTGGGTAAAGCGGATTTACACCGTATAACTGGTCGTTAGACGCTACTAGATCAGCCCAATCTTTTACTTCATAAGCGAAATCATAGCTTGAACCATCCATCCCATAGGCTGTGCTCGTTTCACCACCATAGCGTGAGCTTAACTGGTTCCATTTGTTGCGCCATTTGTTAATTGCTTCGCCAACTGTCATGCCAGACATACCGTTATTTTTAACGATAGCATCGGCATTTTTAGCATCGTACGAACGCACTACATCAATTAATGGGCGGCTAGGATCAGCTTTAAGAACTTTGACAGCTCCACCCGGTCCAAGTAAGTGACCTAGATATTGCTCATGTGCAACTGGATCACGGCCTAAGTTTTTACGTATGTAGTTATTGGCCTGCTTAATGTGCTTTAAGCCGATACGTATTTGCTCATCAACATTGTTGCGGTCTTTACCGCCTAAGTTTTTCCAAGAGTCATCTAAGACTTGGAAAAGGCCGTAAGCGCTTGATGTTGGGTTTTGCGCTGTATGATTAAATTTGCCGCCTGTCTCAATATGACTAATTGTTAAAGCTACACTAGGGTCTATACCGTCTTGTTTTGCGCGTAGTGCGATTTGTTTGGCGTTGGTAGGTAGTGAGCTAGTAGCATAATCAATCGTGTTTCTACGCGGCTCTCCTTGCACTGTGTTAGGCACACTAACAGGCTGGCCTTTTAGGATTTGTTCAGTAGCCACATCTAAGTTTTGATAGTGCTTATTTTGCTGAACTGGATCTGTAGTTTGAACAGGCAAAGTTGTATCTTCAAACTCAAAGCTATTTTTCACCAGAGCATCATTTAGCGCATCATTGCGAGTTTCAAAATCATCTGAATTAAGCTGGTTAATTTCAGCGTCAACGTCTTGGTCTAGTTGATTTTGTCTTGAACCTAAGTAACGTGCACCACCAAACATTAATGAGTTAATAAGCAAGTCAGTCGCCACAGATTCGCCTGTAACTTCATATTGCTTCGCCTGCTTATCATAGCCTTTAGATTTTAGAAGCTGCTCACTTGCATATTGCATACCAGTGTTCAAGCCAGTGGCACCACCAACCGACAATGCAGCATCAGCAACTAAACCACCTGTACCTTTAAAGCCATAACCAATAGGTAAAGCAGTACCAATCGCATCGCCTACGGCATTTACACCTGCAACCTTTAAAGCCGTGTTTTCGTCTACGCCTTTACGGGTTAAATCAGTGTAAACATAATTACCAGTTGAACCACCTGTTAAAGTGGCTGCGCCTAATGTGCCACTTGTTGCCACACCCAGCGCACCACGCCAGAGATAATCGCCAAGACCTACACCGATATTACCTACAATGCCTGTATTGTCTTTGTCTTCTAGGTCAGCAATAGTCCCATAAACCAGATTGTCGCGGGCCTTTTCACGCTTAGCCTTGAACTCTTCATACGGTTCAATAAATTCATTTGTAGAAACGTCTTTCAGGCTATAGCTAACTCGGTCTACAACGGCATCAATCGGTGCCGAAATTGCATCACCAACTTTGTTAAGACCAATTGCCATACCCCGAAAAGGTGAAGAGAAAGCGCCATCGAAGACACCCGGCTCATTTGGACGAGTATCTGGATGCTGTAACCCCTGACTATTGAGCTTCTCAAAGTCCTGTTGGTTTTCGCTAGATAAATCTGATAACCAGTTACTCATTATTTATCTACCCCATTCATGCGGATGTGCCAAACATTCCCTTTAACAACGAGAGGACGGCCACGCTCATTGATTAAGTCATACATCAAATCACCATTGGCTGCTTTAGTTGGTGAACGGGCTAAACGGAAGTTATCTAAGTCGTTTACTGACATACCTGTAGCTTTAGAAATATCTGCATAACCTTTTTGAATTTTTGCTTCAAAAGTTGCGTCAGTCATTCCATAAGGCTTAGATACTTTCCAGTCTGAAATGCCACGATCTGTATAGTCCTTAAATCGCCCGCTTTGCGTATAAACACCACCTGTTGCAAGGCCTAATGCAGTACGTCCAATATCTTCTTTGTATTCATCCGCATCTTTATGTGTTTGCCCACGTGCTTCAGTTAAGTATGCATAGATAGCTTGGAAAGCAGCATAGTTAAGATTGGCTGTTTCACCTGAAACCGATTGACCTACGTACTTGTTAAATTTTTCTTTTAACAGGGCATCTTTAGGCTGAATCATTTGCTTATTCTTAAGCGCCTGCTTACCTGCAACGATTGCTGTTGCTACATCTAACCCAGCGTCAGAACGGAAATTATTGGCACGCGCATAGCCTGCCATTTGGTAAGCCTGATCACCATTGCCTAACTGCCCTAACGCTTCGCCCCAAATCTTTGCACCATTCTTTACGCCTTTGGTTTGGGCAATCATAGAACTAATTAAATTTAGTTTCTGATCTACGGTTGCCTCTTCCCATGCTTGCTTAGCGGCTGGTAGCGCTTCATTAGGAATAGGTTTGATTGTTGCATTTGGATCTTTATCACGCTGTGCTACTTGATAAGAACCAATGGTCACAATGTTTTTAGCAAAGTCACTAGGATTAACTTTTAGTGTTAATGGGTTTACTTCCGGTAGCTCAATACCTTTTTCACGTAGAGCTTGAGTTGGGTTTTCCTTAGCGGTTTTAAGCTTGTTATCGTAAATGCTTTGGTAGGTCGCCAAGATTTTATTTTCTGCGACTGGATCGGCGGATGAACTATTCTTCATCTTTGCCTTACGACTGTTGATCTCAGCAAGTTGTTGATCAGTGGTTAGACCCTGAAACCGCATGAAATCAGCAGATTGTTTTTTATAAAACTGGTATTCAGCCTCAGAAGGCGTACCTTTAACTGCCTGCTCAACATCGTTTTGATATTTCAAATCAAGTGGACGACCTGTCAAAGTACTTTGAATAAACTCGTTAACGACCTTTTCAGCTTCATTAATCCGCTTGTTTTCTTGTACTTGCTGACGTTGTTGCAGTGTAGTGATCTTGCTTTGGATTTCGGTTTGATACTTTTGAACAGTTTGCCCATCAATAAACTTATAGTCTTTTAGACCTGTAGCAACCTCTTGGAGATCATCAATACTGTTTTGAGCAATTGCCGTGGTGATACGCGAGTTAATATCTGTGATGTCGCGTGTTGTTTCATATTTATTTGTGAGCTCACTTTTCTGAGCTTCCGACAATGGCAGGCCTACAATGTTTTTTAAAAGATATTCTTTGCCTGCTTCACGTTCCATACGTGTAGCTACACTGAAGAATCGATCAGCTAGAACCCCGCCCTTTTGCTCATCTGCACGCAATTGCAAAGGCAAGAACGAAGTACGTTGGCGCGTTACGTTGCTATCCCAGTATTTTTTTAAATCTTCCTGAGCGTGGCCCGGCAAGCTGTTTTGCAGTTCCGAAAACTTAGCATTAGACCAAGTATTAAGTTCTTCATCTGCTTGCTGTGTAGTGATTACACCATTACCAAGACGGTTTTTAATGTCTACCACTTTGTCATTGAAGTCAGTAGATAATGACTCATCAATCTTTAACTTGCCTTCTTTTTCTGCAAGTTGGTTGTTGAAGAGCTCAAGGTTTTTAGCTGTAACTTCTTGCTGACGCTGCTGGTCATCACGTGCCTGTATTGCCCCACCAATAGAACGGCCAATTTCGGCTAAGCCAGTGTTAGGCGTAAACGATTGCATTTGAGCTTGTGGTGCTTCACGACCACGAGAAATAGGAATACGCATTATTTCCACCCACCATATGCTTGTGCTGCTGTATCAATAATGTTACTTGCCGCCCTCATGCCATAATTGTTACGTTGTGCCTTACCTTGACGACGTACATCCGCAGCCGCATAACCTGCCTGCATTTGGTTTAATAAGGCGTTGTAAGAAGCATCCGAAATAATCTCATCACTGATTACAACTGGTGCACCTACATTTACATCCAAACCATTTTCAGCAGCCGCAGCCATGGCACTTGATGCGTCTCGCTGCCCTTGTTCTTTAATCTTTTTGCTTTGAACCTTGGATACGGATTGAATTGTTTTTGCATTACCCTTAGCTGTAGCGTCTGCCATAAGCGCATTTGAGATATTGCCAACAGCTTCAAGGCCCGAAGAAATAGCACCACCTTTGCACATGCTTAAACCCCCATCTCAAGAACATAGCCAATCAAGTTAAAGCCAAGGCTTTCATAGAGTTTTACTGTTTTATCTGCATGGATCCCTGTCATGGTGCCAATCTGGATACGGTCAGCATTCTTAAGCTGTGCCCACCCAATGAAAGTATTCACTAAAAGCTTGGCAATATTTGATTTACGGTACTCAGGAAGTACATAAACGCCTTGTTCAAAAGCTAGTTTTTGTCCTGTGCGCCAGTCCGTTTCAATAACACCTATGACCGCACCCACTGGATTTTGATATTCATCTAAGGCTAGGAAAATTGAGTTATGTTTTTTGATTAAATATTCGAATAGATCAGATGCGCTTTGCTCATCAAATCCTTGTTTTGAAAATATTGGTGATTCTTTAGTGAGACGCTTGCCGAAATCAACAAGCGTATCTAAATCATTTAGGTTTGCTGCCCGTACTTGCATCTCATTTCTCATTAATTGATACCAACATAGAGATACTTTGCATGTGTAAAGGCATAGGTTTGTCGTGTGTTATCTTGACCTCAAGTTCATGTAATGATTGCCATCCAACAAATGAATCGACTACATAGCCAGTGTAAGGCAAGTTTACGAACGCTGATTGGTTGTAATACTTGGTCGACAGCTCTTGACCATTGATATATCCACCAACTGATGCATTCAAAAAGATAGCCATTTCGTGCACCTGAATCTTATGAAACATTGCAGTTGTTGGTACTTGGCTAAAGTCTGGTGGCAATAAGTCGATTTCAGTTTTAAACGGTTGGCCAAGGTGCACTATTTGAGTTAGATCAGTGTTAGATAGCTTAATGTTGGTACCAGTAATCGTATAAGTTGAATAGAAATATCCATCCGCATTATTAAAATTAACAAGTGGATTATCTAAAACCTGAATATCAAGATTTAAGATAGATCCAACACCATTAGTTACGTTGATATCAAATTCACAATCACTTTGTGCAGACTCGCTAAACTCTTCCAAAACTGTAGAGCCATTGCGATTCGTAAGCATGAAACACTGATCTTCACCTAAGCCCGTTGGCAAGGCGCAGATAGATAAAACCTGACCACCAAAATCATGTTGGGACCATGCATTCATTTGCTCATCTTTATTTAATGTAGTACTTGCAACTTTCCCATCATTCATTGCAATCCATACAATTGAATTAGGGGTTTGTTGATAAGTAACTTCCTTGATCCCGCCATGCTTCTTAGCAACATGTGTTGTTACTTGAGATAAATCACGAGATTCAAGCCCATTTGATTCGAAGTGATACGACATTGCTCGAAGACGCTCACCTCCACGCTGAACGAACAGAAGCTCATTGCCTACTCGACACGGACGAATATTACCTTGTGCACCAAATGCTGTTTGCTCATCAATTTGTGCAGAACTTGGTGTAAGCGGTCCTTGTGATGTCAATAGAAATTCAGCGCCACCTGTAAGTGCAACAACTCCACCACGTTGCGTTAAATGCAGAATATTGTCAGATTGTGCTGAACTCGAAGCACTACTAAACGCATCTGCATCTTGAGTTGTCTCTAAGAAGTTGCCATCGTCACCAATCCGGCTAAACCACATCTGATTAGGGCTTGTTTTTGTATTGGCAAATACCAATCGCTGTTTAAAGAAGCATACTGCCTTTGGATAGCCTGCCTCTGCACTAAATGCGATACTTTTTAAAACCCAAGATTTAGCAATTGCCTGCACATCGGATGTAAGTTTTACCAGAACTTCACCATTCACACGGGATGGATCCACATATTCCGTGATTTTGACTTGGCCGCCATTAATTTCAACAATTGAACCAACACTTGCAGGTGTAAAAACGTTTGCTGCTTCGTTAGTTACTTCTTCCCATTGTGTTGCAGTAGTAGTAGGCTCTACCCCCTTATTGTCAATAGTTGCGCGCCAAGTCTTACTATTATGAATAACACGATCACCAGTTAAGTAAGTCTCTGTATTTGTCCAGTTTGGAAACGATGAAGCAGTTAATGAAATAACTTTCCCAACTTCTGTACCGGATGGCGACAAAGCTACGTTTGGAGTACTGCCTAACTCATCATTAGGGTTCACACCAAAGGTAAAAGCCGCAAATTGCCAGTTAGTAAAGTCGGCAGAACATAGTAAACGCTGTACAGGTGTATCACCTTGAACAAAATACATGCGGTATTTAGTGTGTGCATACTGTATTTCACGCACTTTTTGAGCCGTGTTGTAAGGTGTATCAGTTTCATAAACAACAGCATATGTTCTTGGGTTGTAAACCTTGAGGAAAGACACACCAAGGATAAGCAAATAGGTGTTTTCTGAGTTTGCAATAAACGGGATTAAACGTAATGCACCTGCAAAAATAGAACGGAACTTTGTGCCTGGTCTTTTCTTTGCCCCGCCTTCAACCAAAGGCAATGCATTAATCAATTTTTTGGCACCGTTTGCATATTGCTGAATGTCTGTGCGCGTCCAAAGTAACGGGCTTAATTCACCAGAACTCAGGTTATTTTTTAGGATCCACTGTCTCATTAGAAGCGCTCCCAATAGTAACTTGATTCAGCGTACTGAACGTCTTGGCTTGGTCGCTCTTGACCATTCACGGTACGCGCTTGCTTAATCAAGAATTGAAATTTAGCTTCTGCCGACTGTCCAGCAGCATCACTTCCTGTGACTGGCTTACAAAGCTCTGATGCCATTTTGTAAGTCATCGCCTGAACCAACATTGCATCCCAAGTCTGCTCATTGTCGTTGTCAAAAACATATTCAAGGTGAATTACTTCAGCATTTGCCAAGATATGACGGTTCTCTACTTCATAGCATTCAGTGTTAGCCGAAATAATCAGGACGTAATCACTCGGCAATGGGAATGCATGAGCATAGCCAAAGCTTGGATAGGTGGAGATAGGCGATAAGATTTGCCGTTTTTTGGCACATGACCAAGGATGTGAGCGCAGTATTGATAACCGCGTAGTGTCATAAATATTACGGCACGTTTGAGCTAATTTTGTATCTTCCTCAAAACTAGCAATTTGCTGCCCACCGATCATGCTTAATGCGTTATTGCAAATGGTGACTTTAGATACAGACATAAGAAAACCCCGAAGCTTTTTGGATAGTTTCTTCGGGGTTTTGATGTGTTTTGTTGGGTGTTAAATCATTCTTCCAAATACTTTTCTACCAACTCATCAATATCACGAGCGCGCTTGCTTAATGCTTGCTTAGTATCATTTGGAATTCTTGGGTCAAGCCCCATGCCACGCATAAAGTTCGCTACTGATTCTAACTGTCCAAGTAGCTCCTCTTTTAACTCTTCAACATTACTCATTGTTATTCCTTTCGCTACATTTACTTTGTTAAAAAAACACCCCACCGCCTGCCCTAACAGTGGGGTGAAAGCACTTACACTAAGTAATCGATAGCAACTACTTTTTGCTCGTTTGCACGGCCAGCCGCAAATGAATGAACACCACCTACTTGTGAAATGTTCTTTTTGTCTGGACGTTTTGAAATGTCGAAGCCAGTAATATCAGCATCACCGAAATGAACGGCCGAGCTTGTATACATCACCGTACGTTTTTCGGTAGCACCACCTGCGCCATTGTTAAGTTTTTCGTAAGGAATCCAGTTCACACCCAACCACTTACCAGCTACAGCACCTTCTTGAAGCATCTTCACTGCCATAAAATCAGCAGATGTTAAAGTTGTATCGCCCAAAATGTCTTCAAGCATTGAAGCGGTGTAAATGATGTTCAGCGTTTCACCGTTATGCTCATCACATTCGTTTGCACGGAAAATTGATTTAGCTTTGATGATTTGCTGTTTCAAAGTTCCGAAGCCTGAAAGAATGATCTGACTAGCCGGCAAGTTCACAGTAGCTGTAGACTTAACACCAGCATCGTTTACAGTAGTACGTGTTACGCCACCAACAAGCGCTTGATAAATGATGTCATCGATTTTGCGATTACGCGCATTAATCAAGTTCTTCATGTATTTATCAGTTGGTACAGCTTTAAGTTTTGGTAAATCACGGCTTTCAATTGGGATGAACAAGTCATAATCTGCCATCAGTGCTGTACGAACACCGACATCTGGAATAGTCCACGTTGTATCACCAAAGCGGTTACCAGATGGAGACATTTCAACTTGCCCCATATCATTGATAGTGAATGATTCACCTTGAATTTTTCCACGATTGACAGCCGTTTTCAGTAAGCGTGAATCATTTTGCATTGCTGCAACTTCATACGCGTTGTGATACTGAATTACAAACGCAGCATTGATTTTATTTTCATTCGCCATTGGTTAGCCCCCTAGCCATATGTTTTTTCGAAGTAACTTTGAACTTGGGCATAAACACGCTTATGGTCAGGATGACTTTCATTCATGTACGCCTCTGATGCCATCAATTCTTGAATGTTCTCGCCACCGCTTTGTTGGGTGTTTTGAGGCGGCATATCTTCTTGTAATGCCTTGCCAAAGTAGGCTGCTAGACGAATACCGAATGTTGGGGAGTCTACGTCTGCAACTTGTAGCCCAGCCGCTTGAATTGCTTGATTGGCGAAACGCAAGTTAGCTTCGTAATCGTTACCCCAATCCTGTTGAAGTGCTTCTACTTGCACAGCTGTGTGCTGGTCATAAGCCTTCATCACCACCGACATTTGCTCATTGGTAAGTCCAGCTTGATGAGCACTTTCTAAAAAAGCTTTGTTATCTTCATTAGATTTGAATGCATCGAAATCAAAGCCTTCCAACTCCACTTTGTAAGCATCCGCAGACTCAGGAATATCTGGCTTGGTTTCTGTCGCAGCTTCTGGCTGTTTCTGCTCTTGAGTTTGGCTCTCAACTGGTGGCGTTGCTGTATCCACAGGTGTTGTTTGAGTTTGTTCAGTTGCTTGAACGTTTTCTGTGTTTGTCTCTTGTTGTTCATTAAGCATCGTTCTCTACCTCACTGTAATTTGGGTCATTTGCTTTGTTGATTTCATTGATGATTCCAGCCACAACGCTTTGTTGACCAAGCTTGTAATTGGTTTCACGGTCTGTATTTGAGAAGGCATTGCGGCAATACTTTTGTGTCAGATGCTCAAGAATGCGTTGCCCGTTCAGATCCAGATCAAACACGACCCGATATGTCTCTGGAGTTGCTGGGCGCAATGCTCTGTGTTGAACAAAAGTTCCAACTTCTTCGGGCTTCTGTTCTTTGTTGCGGAGGCTTTCTTCAAGCTGCTGAATGCGTGAATTGGCTTTATCTAATTCCTCTTGTGACTTAGCCAATTGAATGGTGGCATCTAAGTGCAAGCGGTTCTCTTCCCAATACTTTTCTTGCCATTCTTCTTTACTGGCTTTGTACGCTAGGGCAAATGCAGCAGCCACGATAAAGGCCAGAACTGCACCTACAAAAAGGACATTAATCATTGTCGTGTCTCACTAGTTAATTCAGACTCAAGGCCCTTACCGACTGCATTTGCGAGTGGTTGTGCTAGAGCCTGCTCTTGTTCTTGTTGTGCAGCTTGTTGCTGTGCTTCCTGACGTTGCTTACGGATTGCATCGATCTGATCTTGAGTACGTAGAATTGCTGTAGGCACACCTAAGCCCATGCCTGAAACTTGCGCTACGGCATCCATGTCTACGTTGTCTAGGATTGAAGGGTCTAACTCTGCTACTGCTGAAAGCCCTTGCAAGAAGCGCTCAATTGCTGTGACTTCTTCAAGTTGCTGTGAACGGGCCAAAGCAGAAATAAACTTGAATGACAGGTTGCGGCCTTGCATTTCTTTTGGTGCCGCTTCAACTGCACCAGCACGATAAGCAAGCCCAAAAGTACGCTCTAACAAAGGCGTTAATAATTCAGCTTGCCAACGACCATAAAGCGGCCCCAACTGCTGACGAATTAAGTCAACACGTACATGCACTTCGGTTGCGGTCATTGCCGGACCATCGGCAGGCTGCAACTGATCTGCCATCATCTTTTTACGGATTGCACCTTGAAGATGAGCTAACAAATCAACGCCAACTTGATAACCTTTGCCGTCATCAATGCGTTTCAATGAGTTCACATCATTAACGACAATGATTTTTCCACCACCAAGACGAACAGTTCTCGGATTGAAAACACCATCATCGACACCCGCATACATGCCTAGAGTTGAGATTTCGGCACTGCGCAATGTGTCACGCATTAACTTGTTAGCTGTTTTAGCGTCTGGCAAAGCAATAGAGACTTGTCCAGTCCCATAAACTGAATTTGGAATCTTTCTAAAGCGTGGAATTACAAAAGGAAACTCGTTGTAGCCCGTCTCACGAAGAACATTTTTTTCATCAACTTCAACGTGATATGACGCAAAAGGCATTTCCTTCGGCATCAACTGACGATCACCTTTGATGTAGCCAGCTTTACGCGGCTCAACTACCCACAAAACCTTAACCTTGCAATCTGGTTTAGACTTGTAAGTGTTACGAACCTTCTCGCTGACCTTGTTTTCGCCATACTCATTGACTAACGCGGCCATCGTCATTTCATATTCACGATAGAGTGTGTCAACTTTCTGATCTTGTCGTGTTGAAGCTAGATAGCATTGCCCGATATCCCATGTCTGGAATACATAGCCGCCACCTGCATGACGATCTACATCGGCATACATTACGCCCCAACCAGCAACCACACAGTCGAGAACTAAATCAAAGATTTCACTATCGTAGTTAGCCCCGTGAATGTTGCGCCAAATGAATTGACACACCTCATCCAGCCACTTTTCACCTTCTGTTAGCTCTGCTGGATCATCCACGCCATTCGGCACAGCTTTAAACCACAGTGCATTAGCTGGCGTGGTTCCTGAAATGATGCTCGATACAAGTAATTGCGTTGCTTCTGATAGTGTTGAATCTAATAGCTCAGCTCGTTGTGTCTTACGTGTATCAGTTACATCATCACCTATAAACGATTGCTGACGCTCAGGGGCTGCATAGCGATAGCACTCAGACCAATGCGATTCTAAGCGGCTTCTCGCTGCTTTAAGCTCGCTTAAGCGTTTGCATAACCTTGCTACTAGCTCACTCATATCAGCCGCCTAAAGTTGTTTTCTTTTGGTTGTCTGTAGCAGACGCCAAAACAGTTGAAGCATTACGTTTTCGACGCTCTGCCGTTGCTGCATTTGCATCTAATTGAGCTTGGTTTTTAGCGGCTGCATCTGCTGCTTCTGCATCAAAACCTTTTGAAGCGCCTTTGGTATCTGTAAGCCCAACCATGTCAGTCGCAGCTGAAATGAGTTTTCCTAATCCGCCTCTGCACATTAGTCCGCCTCCTTAGTTGACCAGCCCTTTTCAGTCAAAACAGAAATGCGTTTTTTAGGCTGTGCTACACCAGCGGCATTTGACGCTTCTGGTTGCGTAGACTTCTTTAGCTCGGCAAGTTGAGCGCGCGTCTGCTCTAACTCTTGGCGCAATAGTTCTTCTTGAGTCGGCTCTTTTTCGCCCTCAGATTCACCACTATTGATTGCGTCTAATGATTCTTCTGCCTGCTCAGCAGTAGTTTTAGGTAGTGTTGGTTCTACTGTTTCTTCTTGAATAGGTTCAGCAGTCACACCCGGTGTTTTAATTTCTCGTTTATTCGCAGCCATGAAAAATCCCCATTCGTTGTGAATAGGGCTAGTGTTGTGTTTATTAAGTTGGGGTTTGTTGGGTGATTAATCTAACAATAATTTAAGTTGAGGAACTATTTTAGGGTTTTGACAAGGTAGCCATATATCTTCTGAATCTGCATGAAACGAAAGTCTACCTTCCACATCCAAGCGATAGTAGATAATTTTATGATCTAAGTCCCCATCTCCTCTATGAAGATAAAGGCTTGCCCCCTCTGGCGCATGCTCTCTAATCTCATCAATGGTAATTCTTCCAAACTTTTCAAAAGACACTTTAGCTTTCCTCCTTCATCTCATCACAATAGATACACAAATACGCCTTATAAATCCAGCAGTACTGGTACTCGTGGTTGCAAGCCTCTTTGAATGTGGTCATTGGTCACCTCCTTTTGCACGGAAACCAGTTACTTCCTCATCCGCTGTAGCTGGGCGTAATTGATGCGCAAATGCGACCCCTTCGCCACCAGCAAGAGTTAATCGCACCATATCTAAACCGTGGCGCTTATGAGTTCCACGCTTAACAGTCATTACTTGGTTATTCGGGATGTAATCTGCTTCAAAAACCACTTTGTCTTTAGCTTTAAATTTCATTGTCCTTCCCCCTTGAGCGCTTGCTCTATCTTCTTAATCAAGATGCTTTCGAGTAACTTTGGATTGTTTTGTAGGATTGCCTTAACTTGAGCTAGCTTAAACTCAGCTTTTTCTAAAGAATCCACCCGCTTTTGCAGCTCCTCTGATCTTCTAGTTAGCTTCTGCTTTATGCTTAGGTTCTGTTGGTGTCTTAACTCATGACCTTGAATTAAACTTTTGAGGTTCGCAATTTCTTGGGCTTGCTCCTCCACTTTCGCTTGCTGGTGCTGCCATGAACCAAAAGCAATACGCAAAACCTTTGCCGCATTTCCTGAATCAGGGTTATATGAACATTTCGCTATAAAGGCGTTCTTCTCTACATCAAAGTAAGTTAGGTCTAGATAGTCCTTACATTCTGGATAGGTGTCTATGAACCACTCTTTAAACATTGGTACTTGTTGAATATCCATCTCAAACATCCCTCGATTGGCAGTTAGGTGAAATGTGGTTTTCTGGTCTTTCTAGGATTTCACAGCAGTCAATGCGGTGGCCTGCTGCTGCTTCTGACGGTCTGGCATGGCGTAAGTCGCATATAGGAATAAGGTAGTGACCATCTAAAGTAGCTAACCAATCTCCATCTTTGATCTCTGTGATTTGCATAGTTTGTGGCTTGTATCGTTCTGGATAGGCAACCACACAATCCCCGACTTTAAACTCACTCATGGCTGGCTCCTTTTTTCACTCAAATAATCAGGCTTTTGGTTTGACGCTAATGTCTTAACTTCTGCAATTAATCGAACCACTTGCCCAATTACCTCATCAGGCACATTATTCTCTTCCAGTAGATCCACAACTTCGTACTTTATTAGGCTTAGGCGATCTGGTCTAAAGCCATTAATTTGATTACTCATCCCCGCCTCCGTATATTGATTCGTGGTCTGCAATTGCTTGAAGCAACTTGTATCCAGCTGATTCGGGCTTATCTTTGCAATGAGACAAGTCATATAGCTTTGCATCATCAATGCCATCCCATGATTCGACTAAATCAACTGACTCCACCAGGCGCTTGAGGTCAGCCATGTTCACAAGCTCAATTCTCGGATTAAAACGATCTGAATACTTTTTTGCTTTGGTGCAGTAACACAATGTTGAGTAGTAGCACTCCATATATTTACTTGGGATGCCTTCAACAACCTCTCGCGCCTTATCCAATCCTTGCTCACGAATAAACTGTTCTGGTTTCATTGTTGTAATTCCTCATCTAACTGAGCAGCGAATACGTCTAACGTTTCAAGTAGATCAAGCTGCCCAATATCGTATTTATATGTTTGCCATTCGCCTTCACGTGGTACGCGATCTATGCCTGTTTGCTCTTGCCATAACATGATGAATTGCTCACCGTGTATGTACTCTGGAATGGATCCAGTAGACCAAGACGAAACAGTGCTGCCACCAGACACATCAAGGACGTATGCAATCTTTTCGTGTGACCATCCAAGGTTGCGTAAATCTAGAATCATGCGGTTGAAGTCTGGACGCTTATAACCTCGGCGTTTGAGCAAGAATCCTTTGGCTTTTTTTCTAGATTCGATAAAACGCGCGCGTGCGCGAGGGTTGTCTGTAAAAGCTGTACTATCAACACGCATATTCATCTCCTAGACCTCGCTAACCTTGAGCTTAATAAGCCCGCCTTTGATGACATTTCCACGCTTTACAAGAAGCTCATCGAACTGTTCATCGTCCACACACAGACCGCATTTCACTAAGCTATCGATCGTTGCTTTTAGGTAGTTATCGATGTCCCGGCATTGACGTGTAGGGAAATGAAAAGTCACTTCTAATTTGAGTCGTGCAGTTGATTTATGAGCCGGCACAACTTGGCGAACCAATGCATGAAAATCACGTGCTTTATTGCTTAGAAATCTTCTTTTTCCAGAAGCTACCCAGTAGTGATTTACTGACGGTGGTGCAGTTTTAATTTCACAATCTAAAATGACTTTTAAGCCATCTTCGTAAAGCGCTCTTATTTCGCTTGTATCAGCTATTTTTGCCTTAAGTGGTACATACGCATCACTTTCGATTAAACGTGGCTGTAATGTGCCTTTTTGTGCGTTATTTCGCTTGTTTTGAATTGCTTCTAGCTGTTGTTCAGTCATTCTCATGATTTAGCCCCTTCTTGTTGGGTCTTGAACTGCTCTAACAGGCCAGCTCTTCTAAGTTTTACGTACAAACAAGCAGCTGCTCTTGTCTCGGTTGTTTTTAGCCCATGGTTGTAAGCACAACGCAATGCCATCATTTCCTTGTAGTTCATCTGCCTAGCTCCACCATGTTCAAAATCGAAACTTCCATTTCAGCAAGCACGTAATTTTTTAATTCGTGGTAGGTATTGTTTTTGAATGCCTCATGTACTTCTTTAACCACGATCATGTCGAAGTAGGGCCGCTTTCTTTTTTCCGCGATTGTGATTAATCGGAATTTAATTTCTGTTAGTGTCATGCCGCACCTCGTAAAGCAAAAGGTACTGGCTTGCCTTCTGCTCTTAAGCTTTCGATGTACTGTTCTTTTTGATCAAATGGGTCTGCCCAATATTCTGAGTCTGGTTTTAGCTCCCATTCTTGAACTTCTTTAATTTCCTCAGCCATTTTGTTTACTGGCGCTTGGATCTTTAGTTTTTCGCGCAACTCCGCAATTGCCTTTTGTGCGATCGTTTTGTATCGCTCTGCATCTGCTTGTTGCTCTTCCTTGGTTTGTTTGTGCTCAAGTTGAAGCTGTGTTTCTTGTGTAGAGAGAAAGCCTGCAACCTCTGCTTGTTTGATTGCAGTAATGCGCTGATCTGGATCTACACCTAAGCTCACGTTGTAGACGGGTTTTAATCCTTGGTCCTTTGCTTCTGTCACTAAGCGTTCGTAGATAGACACAAAGATCTTCTTAGCTTCTGCCAGTTGAAACTTGTCACCGGTTGCAACCAAGTCAGCACACTTTTCAAATGCTTTAGCAGCTTGCTCAGTCCACACCACTGTCATTTCCCGACCAGTGCCATATTCGATTGAGTTTTTAGCTATTGCCCAAGCTTCATGTGCATCTAACCAATCAGATGCTTTAGGCTCACACCATGATCTAAACTCTGGAATTGATGGGCAGAACGTTGATTTCATCATCTTGGTTACACCACGTTTGAAATCTTCCGCTGTTAGTCCTTGAAAGCACTCAACCATTGATTCAGCGATATCTTTCGGATCTACACCTGCCCATTGATCAGTGAATTTCTTTCCATAAAACCCACGCATTTTAGTAATCAGACGTAAAGCGTCTTCAAAGGTGAACTCACGCATGACCCACCCCCTCAATCAGTAACGGCTTTTTTGGTGTGACATCCCAAACCTGATTTTGATTTAGGAACTTATCCCATTTCGCTTGTTCAGAAATGGTTTGTTGTTGTGAAGACTGGTACCCATAGTTTGAGTTGAATCCACTTGTCTGCTGAGTAGATCCAATATCAGCATTCCAACGTTCTTGATTAATCCAAGTAGTGGCATGAGGAATAAACTTTCCACCTTCCTTGATCCAATCAAGTGACTGAATGTGTTTTTCAAGTGAAGTCATGATTAATTCAAAGCTGTGTTTTTTGAAATTAATCTTTTTGAATTTTTCCTTGGCTGCTTTTGGTCCAGATTTTTTATTTGGATATATTTCCCAAAATTCAGTGAACATTTCGTCAACTGTCTTCCCGATTTTCGGCTCTGGGGTAGAGGGAATCAGGTTAAGGGAATCAGGAATCAGGTTAAGGGAATCAGCACGATCAGTTCCGTCTTGCTCTAGATTATTCTCGATATTCGCCCACTCATTGTTTTTTAAGGATTTTTCCTCTTCTTCAACATCGGCTTCATCAATATCTGGAATTTCACTTCCACCTTCCCTTTCATTCTTATGTGGGTTCTGATGTTTGGCAAAATTAATAGCTTTGATGTACTTCCGTCCACGTACCGAATAAATCGAGATAAATCCAGATTTTTCTAGATCATTCACGAGTTGCTCGATATCGCAGTTGTCATACGGCAATATTTGGACTTTTAAACGTTTCGGTTTGTATTCAAAACATCCCTTATAGTCGGCGATAGTCCACATGCCTATAAAAAGCAATCTGGCCAGTGGATTAATTTCACCAAGATCATCATTCGTAAAAAATGATGGTTTGATGTTTCTAGCTCTAGCCATGACTCACCTCTTTTGTTAATATCTTCATGCGATTTCATCTCATTGCTTTGCAGTGGAATGGCAGATAAGGCTCAATTGGTTGCGACAATTGGGCTTTTTTTGTGCCTGTGTTTTATGTGGATTTGGTGCCAGTTCTAGTTCGAATGGCTCAGGATTTCTTGTATCTACGGTAACTGTGGTTAGATCGAACTCAGCCTGTAGACTTTGAAGTAACTCCTGAACTTCACGGATTACATCAATGCCACGCTCTCTCATTAATTCGGAAACAGTTTGTTTTCTTGATCTAGCGATTCTTTCTAAAAGAATCTTTTCCTCATCCGTGCACTTAAAGGTGACACTTGCGGTTAATTTCTCAGCCATGTCACCACCTAAGCCGCTTTGATCGTGTGTGGGATGTTGGGATTTACAAGCAATAATTTAGAGGCCGAACCTTCAGGAACCATATCGCCCCATAAGCTAACTGCTTGTTTACTAATCCCAATTGCTTTTGCCACACCGACTTTGGTTTTGAACGCCTGAATGGCGTCACTTTTCTTCATCAGTACTTGCACTTTCTTTACTCCAGTAAACAAAGACAAGTAAAGCATACTTTACTTAATAAAATCAAGCAAACTTTACTTATAAAAAGTTAAGCTAGCTTTACTAATTTGGGAATTTTTATTATGTCTTCGCTTCAAGAACGCATGCATCAAGCCAAAAAACACTACGAATCAACTCGTAATAAAAAACTAAAAAACACAGAAATGGCTGAATTCTGTAAAGTAAGTAAAGCAAGTGTTGGTCAGTGGTTTAATGGACCAACAAAAGAACTGGATGGCAGTAACTTGACTCTTGCAGCAGAATTCTTAGGTGTTAACCATAAATGGCTTGCTGGCGAACGTGCCCCAATGCTGCTAGATAAAAAATCAGATGCGAATGTAGTATTTAATAATGATGAAATTAGCAAAATCCCTGTACTAGATTATGTACAAGCTGGCCTTTTTAACTCTGTTGGTTACGATGGGGTAAATCCAATAGGTGAAACTTATACGACTTATAAATCCGCAAAAGAAAAAAGTGTGTTTAGCCTAACTGTTCAAGGGGACAGTATGTTACCCGACTTTAAACCAGGTGATCTTTTAACAATCGACACAGCATTAATGCCTCAGCCCGGTTCTTTTGTGGTAGCTCAAAACGGTGATTACGAGGCAACTTTCAAGAAGTATCGAGTAATTGGATATGATGATTTTGGAAGGGAAATTTTTGAGTTAGTTCCTTTAAATCCAGACTACCCAACACTTTCATCACTTAATCACAATATATCAATTATAGGTGTAATGGTTTTACACATGAGAAAATATAAATAAAGTTAAAGGAATAATAGATGAACCTAGTTACTTATTTATTAATATTTTTTGTTGTTATTTTTCTTTTATTTATTTTGGTTCGGTTTTTAAATAACCGTTCTAATAAACTATCTAAAAGAAAAGATAATATTAATATTTTGGCTTTCAATGACAATCAGTCTGCTTTTGAGTATTCAATTAAATATATGGACAATTCTATTGTTAAAGATAGGCCTGTATTAGCTTTGTCCTCTCAAAAGATACTCAAACCCTTAGAACCAATAATGATTAAAGTTGCTGGTGACCCTCCTTTTTTTGCCCACGCTTCAACTCAATTTGTAGGTGACTATACAATAAATGAGGGAGATCTTTTAGCTGTTATACCTATTCAAAAGGTAGAGAACACAACAAGTTACATGAAAGGTGATGAAAGAAAAGAGTGGCAATTTTTAATTGTCTCAGTGGTGAGTCCTAAATATCACACCATTAAAAACATGTGGTCTATAAAGAAAGATTTTTTAAGACAATAATTTAATTAAGAAAGTAGTAACAGCCCACCTTTTTGGTGGGTTTTTTAGTTCAAAAAAGTAAAGTGTACTTAAAAATAATTAGTAAAGTAGGCTTTACAATGTCCGCAAGGTAAAGTATGCTTTACTCACCTTATAAACAAAAACCGCCATAGGGGTCAGAGTCTAGGCGGTTTGCATCTAATGCGGAGATAAGTATGAATCAAAAATCCCAAACTAGTCAAATCCTATATCGTCATCCGACTAAGGCTGAACAGGTTCCATCTGTATTTGCACAGCATGTTGCTGACATTAAAGACTGGGCAAAGTTAGTTGCTTTGTTCTCTCCCTTCCTGATGGGTGCAATTGTACTTGCCCTTATCGTTGCAAAGAATGTGGGGTAAGTCTCATGGATAACTACAAAATCAAAGTTAAAGATGAAGCTGAGAGCAAAGAGGCTCAGGAGTTGTTTTTTGCTTTACGTGCTAAACGTGCTGATGGCACTACGAATGTTTGGTTGTCACCTACTGTTTACGGACTTCTGGTTTGGGATGGCTTGCTGAATTATGTCTTTGCCGATTCAGGTTTTAATGACAGTAATGCAAAAGAACTCACCCTCCCTCAGCTTCGAGACCTTGTTGCGCAAGCTAAGAAGTTCATCACATCAGACCATTTAAATCGCTTTGAAGCAGCGGAGGCGCATTTAGAAGGTCATCCTGTGCAGTTTATGTTGGCTAACGGTGATTTCATCGATATTACTTCAGATACCACTTTGGGAATCTTTGAAAAGGATGGCGGTTATTCATTCCGTATCAAACCAACCACACTAACCGTAAACGCTGAGCTTCCTAAACCAAACAAAGAAACTCAACACAATTCATTGGTGTATGCAGTCACTTACGAGTTTAAAACCCGTGAAGAACGCAATGCATTTGCAGACAAGCTGAGAGGTACTAACTCATGAATATGTTAGCCCTTAAACCAGAGCTGCTGTGCCCTTCTTTCCCTTATTTAGACATGTCTACAGACATTCAAGTTGAAGGAGAAACAGTTTATTTCGACTTAACTTACGGCTGCAATGTTCTTAACTGTCAGATCAAAGCTGAAACGACTTACGACACTCGTGAAGTAACCGATCAGTCCAGTGGTTGTGCACGTGACCAAGAATATGAAGTGCTTGTAGTAGATACAAAAACTCATGCTGTAGTGACTGATAAAGACGGCATTGAGTCGCCGATAGGCTTGCGTTTCAAGCTCACAGACGCACAAGTAACCAGCTTAAACGAGCAGCTTAAATACTACGCCGAAGAATTGGCAGATGAAGAAGCGGGAGTGGTGTGATGTCGTTTGAATACATTAACAAGACCTATGGAGTAAATGCTGAACTTGGTCGTCGTGTAATTGCCGATGGCAAGCCGGGCATTATCACTGGAACTCACAACGCTCTCATTGTTGTAAATCTTGATGAAGATAAACCAGGAGAACGCACTTACTGGCACCCTACTTGGAATATGCAATATCTAGGCATGGGCAAGATTAGAAAAATGACTGCTGGTCAAAGACGTTATCAAGAGTTCCTAGACGCTGATTGGTTTGAAGGAAACTTTGCACAATGGCTTGGTGTCGACAAAGAAACACGCGAACGTCGTGAATTTTATAAGAAGTATGGGTATTAGGAGAAGATTATGAATGCGCCAGTAGAAGTACAACCAAATTTGCCAATGAATGCACAAACATCTTCATTGATTCTTGACCCTCAAGCAATGCAAAACATGGTGGCATTTGCTGACTTCATGTGTAAGGCAGTTATCACAGTACCAAAGCATTTACAGGGTAATTCTGGTGACTGTCTAGCAGTAACTATGCAAGCAATGCAATGGGGCATGAATCCTTTTGCAGTTGCACAAAAGACTCACTTAGTGAATGGCAACTTGGGTTATGAAGCTCAACTTGTTAATGCTGTGATTATTGCTCGTGCACCTATCATTGGTCGTCCTAACTTTGAATGGTATGGCGACTGGTCAAAAGTGGATGGTAAAACATGCAAGGCTCATGACATTGGCGTGCGTGTATGGGTAACCATTAAAGGCGAATCAGAGCCCCGTATCCATGATGTTTCGTTTGCCCAAGTTGGTACAACTCGCAACTCACCAAACTGGGTTAATGACCCTAAACAGCAGATTGCATATTTGGCTACTAAGAAGCTAGCTCGTCTCCACTTCCCTGATGTGATTTTAGGCGTCTATACAGAAGATGAATTAGTTGATCATGAAGAGTTTATACCTGCTTCAAGAACTGTAAACTCAACAGATTTAGAAGGCTACCAAGCCTTTGAAGATGAGCATTTACCTACACTTAAATCAGAAGCTCAATACGGTACTGAACGTTTGCAAGCTGCTTATGTAGCTATTCCAAAGGGAAACCTTAAAAAGCACCTTTGGGAAGTTCACTCAATTAGCTTAAAAGAAATTGCTCAGTTTGCTGATCAAGCTTTACAGCGCCAAGGAGAAACTTATGAACATTCTCCAGCGTAGTGAAGATTGGCATTCAGAACGATGTGGCAAAGTCACAGCAAGCCGTGTAAAGGATTTAAATGCAAAGCCTAATAAAGGCAAAGCTTTAAATGCATTGGGTTTAACAATTCTAGCTGAGCGCCTCACTGGCGTTCAGAAGGAAATCTTCACAAACCAAGCAATGCAATGGGGTATCGATAACGAGCCTTATGCAATCGCGGCTTATGAAAATGAGACGGGTAACTTTGTAGTTGGAACAGGTTTAATTGACCATCCTTTCATTGAAATGTTCGGAGCTTCACCGGATGGGCTTGTAAGTGATAACGGGCAAATCGAAGTTAAATGCCCAGACACTACAACGCATTTGAACACCCTGCTGACTAAACAAGTGCCAGATGAGTACATCCCTCAAATTACTAGTCAGTTGGCTTGTACTCGTCGTGAATGGTGTGACTTTGTGAGCTATGACCCACGTCTACCAGAAGGACTACAGATCATCATTATTCGCGTCTATGCCGAAGACTTAGCGATAGATGCTTTAGAGCAAGATGTTCGCAAGTTCAACCAAGCTATAGATGACGCAATTAAAACATTAAAGGTGGCAGCATGAACGTAACTTTAATGACTGATGCCTCTCATTGTTCAGAAACTGGTGCAGGGGGATTTGGTTTTTGGTGTGTTTCAAACCGTGGCAAGTTGGCAGGTGGAAAGCCATTACAAGGAAAAATTAAAGATAGTTATGAAGCAGAAATGAAAGCAGTTGCTAATGCCCTAAATATAGGTATCCGCTCTGGAATCATTGCATCAGGTGACAAAGTTTTAATTCAGTTGGATAACGCAGGTGTAATCCAATGCATCACTAAAAAGAAAAAGCCACGTGCAGATGTAAAGCATGTTCTTGAATACATTTTTGAATATGCCCGTGACTTTCTAATTGAGCTTGAGTGCCGACATGTCAAAGGTCACAGCAAGAAAACAGAAAGCCGTTACACATCAAATAAACATTGTGACCGCATAGCAAAGCACAACATGAAATTGGCAAGAAAGGAGTTGGCAGCATGACAATTTTTATTGACACAAATGGTGAAATGGATTTTGCAGACAATGAGAGACTTCGCTTTGTTATGCACTTCCTTAAATTAGGTTCAGATCCAGATGTCTTGGAAATCAGAAATAATCGTTTTGTGCGAGAAGATGCCGAGACTTCATTTCAAGAGATTTGGCTACCGTGTGCTACTGCCAAACAAAAGGAGATTGACAAGTTAAAAGAGGAGCTAGAAAAAGCCAAAGCTCAGGCGGTGCCAGAGACTCAAGCCCCTAGTATCACTTTAACTTGTGCTGATTTAAAAGAAGCTTTTGATTTCGGTGCACCAGATGGCGAAAAAGATCAATTCCAAATGGAAACTGAGATGACTATCAAATGGCTAGATGATGGTTATGACGGTGCAGGATACTACTGTTGGTATGCTGATTTGCCTGAGGAAGGTTGTATTAAATTGGGTGAAAGCGAATCGGGAGCTGAGGGATGAGTGAATTAGAAATACTTGAATCAGCACCCAAAGGTGCTACCCATTATTTTCTTGTGCCTAATGGATCTGGTGAGCCTTATTTTGTTCTTGAAAAAGATAAAAAGTTTTACTGGTTTCACGGTCAGGATGAAATAACTAAGCCACACATTTTAAGTTGGATTAAGTCAATTGAATCACTGAAAGAAGTTAAAGCGGAATGTAAGGAGGGGTAATGGAAATTGATCGTCGTGTACGTGCTAAAGAGTTTATGTACCTTCTATCGATCCAGAAGGATAAATTCTATGAGTGGGTTAATTCTGGAAAAATCAAACAACCCATTCGCGTAAGTGAAAAAGATGTATTTTGGTACTCTTCATACGTTAAGCAGAAAGTTGAAGAGTATAAGCAAGAATCTGATATAGTAGCCCACATCTAG